GGCTTCCTGCTCATTGGCAAGACACATATCAGGCGTCACATGCTTGCCCGTCTCGCCGTAACCAATCGTCAGCGCACCGCCTTCGCATATGTACGCCTGTAACCGCAAACCCTCAAAAAACTTGATCAGTGCAATGCCTTCTTCACCAATGGTCTGCATGACAAGTCCCGGAGACATTCATTGCCGCTCATCCTGCGTGTATCCTGGGCATACGTCCTGTGACAGGTTTTCCGTGACGGGTGCGAGGGAATACCGGCAGCGAAATTCCTGACGTGCCTAACACTGATCCCAAATATCTTGGCAATGACATCAAAGGGCACACCACTACGCAAAAGCTCCACAACAGCACAATCCCGCGCATGGCGGGCAATGTAATTGCAATTGGCTGGCTGCAAAATCTCCCCACCGAAAACATCCACCAGCTTTTGCGCATCCTCCCATCCCAGAATGGATACCAGCCGGTGATGGGGCGATAAAGCCTTAGGGACATACAAAATCACCTTGCCGCTGCGGCGGCCTTTGGGGTACGTACGCGGCAACTGGCCAATCAAGGTTAACGCTTGCTTCCGTCCGATAACATCAGCCAACTCCTGCACACTGGCAGGCATGTTGTTTGCATTGGACACTAACCCATCACAAAAAAGCATGGGGACTAGTATAACCCATTGATTATAAAGAAGATTGTTTATTCTTCACGCCGCTTTCTCCCGTCGGTGTGGCAGTGGCTAGATGTACGGGCGCATATAGGCGATTGGGGGGTGATACCTCGGATACCTCTAAACTGCAATTTTTCCCTTTCTCTGTATATACGCTGTATATTTTTTATACAGTGAGTTGGGGCGGATAATGGAAAAAGCATAAAAAGAGGTATCAGAGGTATCACCCCCGATACCTCTGATACCTCTCCAACCACACTTCCCCCTTTCTCTCTGCACACGCTGTACATTTTTTATACAGTTAGTTGAGATGGATACCTGGGAAAGAGGTAGATCGGGTTACGTAAGGTGCATCTGATGTGGATAGGTGGGCCTAGCTGAAATACGCTTGTAGCGGTGAAAATTGGCGCTCCGACCAGACGCACACCGCGCCTAGGCTAAAAAGACAAACCCGCATAATCTGCGGGTTCATCTCGCTTAAACGGATCAGGTTCGATGCTATAGGTCAGCGTCTAGTAACCTGATCCCTTGGATGACTACGAACCTACGGCGCTTTCCTCCGTCAACAGCATCGTTTACGTCTCTTTTCTTAAACTCCGGCACACACCGTTCCAATTCGCCAAGGAAACGGGTTTTGGACAACGCGTAAACACCGCTTTCTCCCGTTGGGGTGGCAATGGCTGGATGTACGGGCGCGGGTGGATGTGCGATTGGGTGATCCTTCTGATCCCTTATTAATGTCGTTTTCCTATTTCTCTCTATATATGCTGTATATTTTTTATACAGTGAGTTGTGGTGGAATAGTAAAAACAGTAGTCAAATAAGGATCAGAAGGTTCACCCTGATTCTTCTGATCCTTCCGAACCTCAAAATGTGTCTAGTTAGAAACGACAAACCCGCATAATCTGCGGGTTCATCTCGCTTAAACGGATCAGGTTCGATGCTATAGGTCAGCGTCTAGTAACCTGATCCCTTGGATGACTACGAACCTACGGCGCTTTCCTCCGTCAACAGCATCGTTTACGTCTCTTTTCTTAAACTCCGGCACACACCGTTCCAATTCGCCAAGGAAACGGACTTTGGACAGTGGGTAAACGCCGCTTTCTTTGCACCATTGCGTATAGGCAGGGTATAAGCCGCCACCCATCGGTGTACTGATCTTCTCCTCATGTTCCATCCCTAATACGCACTCATCCTTAATGAACTGAGTAACGCGGTCCTGCTCCGTCTGATAGTCCTTTGAAGCGTCCCTCACAATCCCAGGCGGGTTAAGCCCGTCCCGATACCACTCCACGGCACCAGCGATAACCCACGCTAAGACGCCTTCTCGTTCAGCGGCAAGCTTCTCAGTGATCTTATGGTCTATGGGGTATTGGGCGGCCCCCGCCTCAATTTCTTCAGCGGTGCCGAAGCGCGCTTTAAACGGGATGAGCATTAGGCGACTCCAGATGCCCACGTCCTGCCCCTTGATGACAGGCTTATGGTTAGTGAGTAATTGCAACTTGTGCGTGGGCCGGAACTCGAAGAAGTCACTACGCATATGACGGGCCTTGAGTGAGTCCCCTCCGGTGGCCTGCTTTACGAAGCCTTCGCGCAAGATGCCTCCTTCACTGGTTTCATTCACCGTCATCATGCGCCGTCCCGCCAAATCGGCAATCTCGGTTGGGTGTCGGTCGTGGCCTCCGTCCATCAGCAGCCCAGGGGCGGCTACACCTGCATAGCTGCCGAGAATCCCTGAGATCAGGTCCAGTAGCGTACTTTTCCCGTTACGGCCCATCCCGTACATCACGGCCAGCTTATGCTCACGTACCGAGCCGGTGGCGCAGTAGCCGAACCAGCGTTGCAGAAAGTCACTGAGCGGCTGCTGGGCCTGCCCTTCTTCGCAGGTGATGCGCGCCAGTGTCTTTTTAAAGACAGGTGCAGCGGCATCGGGTGTGTAGTTAACGAGGACAACCCGCGTAATGTAATCCTCTGGGCGATGCGCTTTGAGCGTTCCGGTACGCAGGTCCACGGTGCCATTGGCGCAGTTCAATAGCCAGGGGTCCGTGTCCAGCCGTTCCGCTTTCACGACCAACATACTTTTGGCCAGCGCCATCGCCGCCTCTACAGTGCTGCGCATTTCCGACTTCTTGCCCCATGCCTCCAGCGCAACGGCGATCTTTGCGTTTTTGCTTTTCTCCTTCTCCGTGTCCGCTCGCTTGGTGCGCCATTGCTCCACTTCGCCGCGAATGATTTTTGAGAGTTTTAACGCCAACAGGCGCGCCGCATCCGTACCATGCGCCCAGTGGGTGCCTTCCCAGACGAACCAGCGATCAGCAGACACCATGAGCCGTTTGCCGTAGTGCTTGGCGATCCGCACTGCGTTCGCTGTGTCAGTGGTCAGGTACAGCGCTTCGGGCACGTCGTGCCGCTCAACGGCAAGCGTGGCAGGCTCGTCCGTGAGGTCCTCGAACATGGCTAGCATTTCCTCATCGGAATAGATTCCTATTTCATGTAGAAACGCCGATTGCGGCACCCCGCGACAGTGGGCGTGCTGGCATACAAACGCGCCATTGGCATAACCTCCGGTATGCGCTGGGTAATACACCGTGGCTGTGGGGCTAGAGGCTTGCGTATGCTGCTTAGCCAAGGGGCATTCAATAAAGAGTTCACCCGCCTTACCGGTCGATAAGATCATCCCGCGTTCTTCAAGGCGCACGGCCACAGGGTCGTTGGCAGCCGCGGCCATGAGCTTGTGTTGGCGGCTGGGTTTACCTTCAGTCTTGGCGCTTTCCAGGATCGCCGCATCAATCTCCAGCAATACAGAATCCTCAAGAATGCCTTTCACAAAGCCACTGCGCACTGGAACTGGATCGGCCACACCGGCTTCAAACACAGGGGCGGCGGTGTAGTGGATTTGCACCGTATTAAATACAGAAGCATCCAGCCCTGGAGCGCAGACAGCGGCCCAGGCTTTGAGCTGTGCGCTGGTGTGCGGCTTGTTTAGCCAAAACCACACATGGGCTTTTAGCTTGCCTGCACACTCAGGCCGCCCCGCGCTACTGGATAACTGCCAATGGTAATCTGCGCCGTAGAAGCCAAAGGGAAGATGCGCGTGGAGGAACTCGCCGATGCTCCCTACCGGATCGGCCACCGGATCACGGCGCAGTGGCTCGAAATTGTCGATCTCAACGAGCATCCAGTGATGCGGGATATCCTCGTACAGCTCGGCAATGCGCCGTACTTTTCCTTTCTGGAACTCAGTATCAAGCGCAGCGGCTTTGGCATCGCCCACATACGCCCCGCGAATCACGCAGGCATGCGGGTTTTTCTCCAGCTCCGTGAGCAGGGTAGACAAGTCGCGACTATTGTTGAGCGCTCGTTGCTCCACCTGGAAGAACTTGGCGTTGTCGTAGGCTTTCACCGAGCCATCAGCGCACCATGTTTTGGCCAGGGTATTTACGGGGTGTTTTAGAACCGTGATAGAATCTCTCATAAGGAGTTTCACCTTTGTTTTGGGCGAGTTGAGGCCACCCCCTCAGCCCGCCCTTTTTAACTGCGGGGGTGGTTTAGTGATTTGAGAGTCACTCCTTACTAATTAAGGAGTACGGCCAGACAGACAGCCGGATGGTTTAGCGCAAACCGTGGTAGGTAATTCCACTAACCCGTTGCGCAACCCGCTCCATCTGAGGACCAAGGGCCTTCTCTATAGGGCCAACGCCGCCGTGCAGCCCATCTAGCAGACGGTCGTAAAGCGCCCCGCTCATCTGCCTAGCCCCAAGCCATGCCAGTGCTTGCGGAACTTTGTTGGTGAATACCGTTTCATGCAGCGACTTGAATTGGCCGCACAGAAACCAGATGGCGTAGAGCACATCGTCATTCACCAGCGTTCCGGTAGCGGAATAACCCCCCGTCTTGCGGATTGAGGGCATGACTTCATCCGTCACCCAGCGGCGAAACGCGGCGGCGACTGAAGTACGGGCGAACATCGCCACCAAGTGACAGCCACGGGGGCTGAAGATACGGATATCACGGGCCTGCTCACCCTGAGGGGTCAATTTGACCACGCAGGTCATTTGTTCGGTGAACTCATCCGTGCGACGTGCATAGATGCGCAATACGGATCGTTCATCGGCATAGCCCAAAGCGCGGGCTAACTCGCGCGCACTCAAGTACGGAGTACCGTCACGGTCGATAATGGAAAGGGATTTGCCGGAAAAACACACGGCAGAAGGTAACTGCGTCATGAGAACGTCTCCTGGTTGATCAAGATGACCACGGGGAGACGTTTCGAGGCGTCGCACCCGTAGAAGGCGGGAGGCTCGAAACCTGCAACCAGACAGGCGGACTTCTTCCCCCTTGCGGGGTCTTGTATCCGTCACCCTCCCGCCGTGAAAACGAACGGGCACAAAAAAACCGCGAGATTGACGGATGCGGTAACCGCTGGCTGCAATGGAGTTTCGAGGCTCCTTACCAACGACGGTACCGCAGCGGCGTACAGTGGTCAAGCTCACGGTGTCATTGCTTGCTTTCATTCTTGATTCCCTAAGGGCTTTTTAAGTCCCTTCAAATAAACCACCGCGCCTTCTCCAAGAGGCGAATGCCCATTCTTGGCCCGTAGCAGATAAGCGTCCTTTAGTGCTTGTTTTGCAGCGTGTTCTACCGCTTCATCAACGCAAGCCAGTCCATAGATTTGTGTGTATTGCTCAAACATTTTTCGATCAGCAGGGCTTAGATCAATTTTCACAGGGCCTCCAAAGGGCCTGGTTAGGCACTTCAAGCCGCGTCTGCTTGCCGCTTATCATTCTTTATCGCAGCAGTTGCTACCGATAGCGCCAGTGCACGAACTAACGCCGCCGGTTGCATCCCGTTGTACTGAGCCAACGCATTGATCAAATCGCGTTCGGCATCGTTAAAACGCACCTTCACCGGGTGACTACGAATGTGAGTTGGATCGGCATACATAGATTCATTACCAAGGGTTATTCAATGTCATTGAAAAGATCGAATACAGCGCACTCGAAACCACCAAAGACGCACTGCCTTTGGACCTCGCAAAAGACTGGAAAAACTGGGTTTCTTAGGCCGCATCGGACACCTCCGGCAGGTGGCCTGTGGGGGGAGCGCCGAATACGTCTGGGCGAAGATCGTAACGAGAGACTCCAGTCAAAGCCTCAATTGTTAAAACATGCTCGGCAGGGACACGCCTACCACGATTAATCCAAGCCCATATATGGCCTTGCTTCACTGACTTTCCGTCTACGGAAAGAAGACGTGCCAGCGCACTTTGTCCACCTGCAACAACAACTGCTCGTTTAATAGGGGAGGTACTCATGGGACCAGAATACAACCATGATTGTAAAAGTCAACACCTAATATTGTTTGACCAAAACAACGAATGTTGTAAGAGTTCGGGCATGAAATTAAATGAACGAATCGCAGCCGCTAGAGAACATGCCAAACTGAGTCAGGAGCAACTGGCTAAAATGGCTGGTATATCCCAACAATCCATTCAGAAGCTGGAATCAGGGAAAGCAAAGGGTTCCAAGAAAATAACTGAAATTGCAATTGCATGCGGGGTCAGGCCGGAATGGCTTGTATATGGCGATCTGCCGATGGTGTCGAATTACTTTAAAAGTAAAGAAATAAGTAATATAAATAAAAATAAGCTCGGTGAATCCCATGATGAGAATGATTGGGGTATGGATATAAGAGAAGTTCGCCACAAGAATTTTAAGTATTTAATTTCTAATTTAGAAAAAATCGGTATCACACGTCGGCAGGATCAAGCAGAAAAATTGGGAGGGCTTTTTTCACCTACTTATATATCTCAATTTCTAGACGGGAAGCACATTGTTGATAATGTAGCTAAAAAAATAAGTGAATCGTTAGGTTACGATTCAAACTGGATGGATCGGCCTCAATGGTATGAGGATGAGCAAATATTCTCACAATACATTGAAGCTACCCCCCAACCCGGATATGTCCTTTTCAAACTCTTTGAAGGAGCAGCAGGCATGGGTACGGGCATCAGAAATCAAGATTATCCTGAAGTAATGCGGACGATGGAGGTTGCTGAGTGGGAAGTACGTAAGAAACTCGGCTTTCTACCAAGTCCAGGGCGCATTCAAATGATCACTGGTCGAGGGCCATCAATGCGTCCACTCATTGAAGATGGAGACATTGTATGGATAGATACCTCAATTGATTACTTTAACGGAGACGATTATTACCTAATTAATTATGGCGATGAGACACAAATCAAAATGCTCCAAAGACGCATTGATGGTCTATATGTTGTGAGTGTGAATCCTGAATTTAAGGAATGGAGATGTGAACCAAATGAAATTTTTATTAGGGGGAAGGCATTAGTCCATGTTGGTTTTAGAAGATTTTGAACGGCGGCTGCGCCACGCAGATATTCCCAATCCACCTCGGGGCGCAATTCTTCGCAAGTGATAGCGCGCTACTGTCGCATGTTCAATCGCCAGACAATGTTCTGATGGGATGGGTTTTTCCCAGAAATCCAGTTTTGGCCACGGTCGTCGAACTTACAGAAAGCATCAGTGCCAATTGGGATGCACGCCCGCGTTCCTGGTTTGTCCACTCGGTTATGGAGCTAATGACACTCTCGAAAAATCATAAGCGGCGTCACTCCGTAAGCATTTAAGGGCTTTCCCATGAAATCTTTTATAGCTGACATAACTGGAGTCATCATGTTGATGAACGCTGATGCAGTTGGGAAAGCTCCCATTTCAGCCTCACCGGGAAGAGAATCCACAATCGCAAGCACATGCCATTCGCCTTGGATTTTAGATCCATGCTTCAATGCGAATGCATAATGATCCACCATCATGTACTTCTGATCCAAAAGCGACCATATCTCAATGTCATTATTAAATAGTGAAAGCTGGATAGTCGGCGGTAGTTCTTTCAATATTAAGCCGACACCTTTCATCTCATTGGCACTGGTTTTTCCTTGCTTGGATTTCTGATTATTTTTTCCTTCAGAGTTATGAATAAACAGCATTCCGTCCCAAAGACGTTTAATCAGATCAAGATCGAAGATCTGAAGCTTTCCCTTAACCAGGATAATTTTACCTGTGGCGTTGCTAATTCCTCTATTAATGAGCTTATGATCGTCCAGAATTGCAAGAAGATTCGAAGGGAGGAGCCATTTTGCGTCGAATGTAGAATCTGTGCTATCGGAAAAACTTTCCGTTTCATGGGCGGACGCTGAAACAATCTTTAAACTGCCATTGATATCAGCGCCATTTGATCCGCTTAAGGCAGATATCTTCCTAAGGACAGTTACAACGCCATCATCATTTAACTGAGAGAGAATATAACTGAGTTTTTCCTTATCGACATAAAAATAGTCAAATACGGAATTTTCTGCTTCCTTCTTTGGCTCCATGCTTCATACCCTTTTTAATGCGAGCTATCTCGCGTGAATTTCTTTCCTGGATTTCGACAACTTCAGAAGCAAGATCAAGAACCATCCTCCCCACCTTAGAGGATTCTTCACGTTTTCCATGAAGTGCATGTAGACTCTTGCGAAGGCGGTTGATTGTTTCAGTCATACGTTCTTTATTGTACAAGAATTAAAGCTTAGAAATTCCAGCGTAGCCTGGTGTACGGATCACGCCATACATCCTTTACTAAAATGGCTGATGATTAAGGCTGCTTGGCCGCCTGCGGCTGCAATGCTTGAGAAATCCACCAATACTCAAGTCAGAAAAACGCTTTAGCCACCAGTGCAACAATGCCTGTGACGATAACGCCCAGCATCCATCTGTGCAGCATCATCTCACCTTTCATTTTAAGCATCTCTGCTTTCATTCCAGCGGAGTGTTCAAAGTGCTTTTCTAAGCGTTGGTCTACTTGTGCGAAGCGTTGGTCTACTTGTGCGAAGCGTTGGTCTACTTGTTCAAAGTGCTTTTCTAAGCGCTGGTCTACTTGTGCGAAGCCTTTTTCCATATTGGCCTCAAGACGCGCTAAGGCCTTGCTGTTTCTCGCTTCCGACTCGGCAAGTTCTTGCAGATTTGTTTCCAGTACCTCTGCTAACGCTTCAGCTTCAGCTTCGGCGTGTGCAGGGGGGACGCCAGCCGTTTTAAGCCGGTTCGCAAACCTGAGCGTATCGAATGCCACTGCTGCCATTGTCATCATCTACCTTATACATACCTCCGATTATAGCAACGCTTGCCGGTGTAGTAACCGCCGTCACCACTACGGATCAGTGAAGCTTGAGCTTTCAAAATTCCACGCAGGAGCGGTAACTAGCCATTCTGCCACGTCAGCCACTGAGCGGTAACACGCTTGAACCAGGGCAGTTTGTGCGATGGATTGTCCTTTAGATGGGCATAAGATCGCGTCACCTGGTTCTCACACAAAATATCCAAGGCAACAAAGATAGGAGGCTCATCGCTTTCTATCTCCAGACGCTGTGCAGTCCAGGCAGAAACTTGTTCTTGCGTTGCGTGTGGATGCTTGACGATGTCGGACTCAAGTTGAGAGAAGCGGCGGCGTAGGTCGCTATGGATACGGGCCATCTGTGCCGTTCCAGCCACCAGGTTAATACTGGTGGCGATGGTTACAGTAACTGCTCCGGCAATAGCCATCCACTCCGCTGTGTACTTGCCGAACGAAGCAATGACGGCGGAAGCACCCAATAGACCGATAAAAGAACTCAGCGTGTTACAGCGGTCAAAGAACGCCATACGGCAGGAGTGATAGCGCTGTGACTTTTGGACTCCCCAAAGGAGTTCCCATCGCATGGTATGTAATTCGGTATTAACGTTCATTTCATTAGCGTAGCACTACGAATAACAATATTGGTTGTTGACAACAACAACCATAGTTGTATATGATTCTCTCCATCACCCCACGACACCCGCAACCGGCGGCACAGGGGCAAGGAGATATCAAAATGGCATCAGATACCTACGGCCCAGTGGAA